CATTACTTATGTCCCATTCATAAGCATTGTCATATCTAGATTTCCAAGATCTAATATTAGTCCAAGATTTAAGTTTTTCTAATAACTTATCTCTTGCTACTCTTTTACCTTTTTCAAGTTGTTCTTCATAAGATTCTTTACTTCTTACAAATTTCTTCAACTTTTCTTCGGCATCTTTGAAAGCTTTAATTTCTGCTTTGATACCTAACTTAGAAACAAATGATTTGTAATTCTTATCTGTTTGTTTCTGTGTATCAGCTTCAATTGCTGATTCCATATCTTGTCTTCTATGTCTGAACTTATCAGCAATATAATTATCAAGATACTCTAACTCGTTTTTTCTTATTGGTTTCATTTTTCTTTTCTTTCTTTGGTTTGTCTGAAGTAGTAACAGTTTTAGCATTAGCAAAACTATTTACCCACTTCAGCATTTCTTTTTTTTCTTTAGCATTCATTAGAATGACTCTCTATCATCTTTAAATACATTACCTGTATGTGATTGATGCTGCATAGTGCTTTGTTCACCACTATCATCAAAATCACCAGTTTCTGTATTTATGGTAACTGTACCATTACAAGAGTAATCACCTGCAAATGAATACCATTGATTTAGTCTTCCATAATCTTCATATACTTGACCAAGAAAACTGTCTTCATCATAATCAGTTTCTTCGTCTGACATTACTTTGGTCCAATCTGGATATACTTTTTTATCACCTTCGTAAAACTCTGGTGTTTCAAAAGATCCTTCATCACCACCACCAGAATAATCAAATGTAATTTTAGTTATTCCTTGTGTATGTAATGCTCTGATTACTTCATCAATTGTCATTTCCGACATTTTTATAACCTCTCATTGTCCATTTGGTTGGCTTGATAAGTATTGCCCAATCATAAAAGCTTGGGATCCAACCCATGTCTTCAATGATATGTTTTTCTGCAATAAGTCTGACAGGAACCATTTTACCATCAGAATTTTTTATGTATGTACCGAACTTTTCTTCGGCAGCAAAGCACCCTTCAGCATGATGACGCAAAGCTCTATGACTCCAGTGTGCAATAATTTTTTTAGATTCGTCAAACCAATCATGTATGGGTTGGTAGTCTTCTGTTTTACCACCCCATTTTTTAACTGATGATACCGAATGATAATAACAATTAGCCATCTAACTCCTTTGTTTTTACATATTTATGATAGATAGTATTTATTAAGTCAGTTTTTTCTTGATGCATTTTGTTAAATGCTCTCACCATATGGATAATATCCATATCACCTAACTTAATATAATCTCCTCTTGATTCTGATAAATATGTTTTCTTTAGCTGTTCAACCATATCTCTTGGTATTGTTTTACCAGCTATCTTCATAATACAAATTAAATCACCTACTTTCATTTTCACCTTTCACTTTCTTTTTAATCATTACAATCATTGAATTTAAAATATCTGCGGCAGCACCTATAAAATACAAAGTCCAAATAAGTGCAGATAAAATGCCAACAAATAGCATTTTCCAAAATTTAAAAAACTTCGGTATCACTTCTGCAACATTTGTGCGTAGTATTTCTATTTGTTTTTTGATAACGCCATTCATAAATATACCTCTTTCGGATTATATTTCTTTCTTTCTACAATACAGCTCTCTCATCATGGGAGAGCTATGTGCGTTGCTTATATCCAACAGGTGCAACGCTAACCTGCTAACAAGCGAGGGAGAGGTAAAACGCTTACCTTCTACGCTTAGGATTCTTTAATGTCATACAATGCAATGATATGCTTTAGTCTTTCATATATAGGATAAGCATCTATATCATGCGTATTCTTATATGCTAAAGCTTCTTGTTCTAGCAAATATTGTTTTAAAACTTTTCTGAGAATAAATATTTCTTCAGAATTTAGTTTCATGTTTAGATACTTTGTAGTCGTATCTTGCTTCTTCGGCATTGTCCATATGCTCCTGTATATCCTGCGGCAGTGTAATACCACACGCAGTTATTCTAGCTAGAAACTCTTGTTGTTCTATCTTACATTCTGCATAATCATAGTGAGCTTTATCTAGCTCGTCTTGGATTTGTTGTTTGTATCTTCCCATTTTTGTTTCCTTTCCATTTGTATGTATTCTCTTTCTTCTCTAATCATACGATTAATAGATTCTACATACTCAATGTTTTCTTTGGCAAGTACAATACCATAGCCAATGATTACTGCAATTATAACTAGCATTATAAATGTCATATTAGTTCCACCATTTCCTTTCTTCTGCTTGTTCTCTTTTAACTACCTTGTATGGTAGCTGTACAGTTTTAGGCATATACTTTGCAACAGCAAAGCACAAACCTAGAACGATTCTAATTGGCAACATAATTGCAAACCAAAGCCATTTAGCTGCAACATTCATAAGCCAATTTTGTATTTTATTTAGCATATCTACTCCTTTAGTTTCTGTTGTATTCATATAACTCCAATCTTATTCTTTTGTCAGCAGGTGTCATATGATTGTATAGTCTTTCAAGATTAACTATAAAATCATTTCTACTTCCTTGATTCTTTAACTTAGCAGAAAAGTTCTTTAGTTTAGTTTCAAATGTTTTCCATCTGAATTTATGATCTTGCATCATAACCATCATAGCTAATACAAATGATCTTTTCTTATAGTACTGGAAGTACTCGCCTACTTTGTTAACAGATCTTGCCCAAGTCTTGCCTTGTTCTAAGTTCTTGATTACAAATGTACCTTCTTTAAAACCTTTAAGTTCTTTAGTAGCACAGTAACCTTTGTCATTTAACATGGCTATACACTCAGTTAATCCAAACTCATAAGTTCTGTGAAACCATTCAAGTAACTCATAGTCGTGATTACCTAGTTTAACATAAGACATAAGATACTCAGTTAGCGTCCACTTACGAGCTACCGAGTTTAACTTTCTTACGTCTTCAAGACCTATATTATCTTTCATGATATAACATATTGGAAGACCAGCAATTTTGTATGCTTCCAATCTGTGTTGTCCTTCAACAACATTCATTTTATCATCTACAATAATAGGTACTTGTAGATCTTTTTCATTTATAGCTTCTACTAATCTTCTTACGTGAAGCTCATTTACAGCTCTATTACCTTTGAGGTATTTAAATAGACTGTAATCTTTAGTTTTATATATCTTATTTTTATCCATATTATTCCTCCTTTTAGGTTTATGAATTTCGGCAGCAACGCCAGTGAGTTGCAACGCCGAACGATAGTTTTTATAGTTTAGAACCATTCTAAATTGTCCATAACGATAAAAAAAACCTAGCGACCAATTAAGATCGCTAGGTTATAACAGATTACTTCTTCATAGCTTCTTGTAATCTAGCCATGTTGTACTCTTTCATCTGTGCTTGTTTAGTTACATCTTTAGCTGATGCTTTAGCTTTTGGTACAAACTTCTTACCAAATGCAACTTCATAAGCTAGATGCAACTCATTGACGATCATCTCTGCACGTTTGATGTTTAACTCTTGTGCATCTCGTCTGAATATTAGCTTGTCTACATTTAGCATTGATATTTCATTACCAACATCTTCTCTCAATGCGTTCTGCATAAGATCTCTTGTCTTGTCAGAACTAGCTATACATTGTTCTAGATGTCTAGTGAAACAACCAATAATACTATTAGCGTTCCATTCAGCTAACATAGTCCAATCTTTATGTTCAGCAAATGGTGTAATTACATTATTGAATAATGCTTTAACACCTGCTCTAACATCAACAGAATCTAATACATCATGCATAGATTCTAGTCTGCTATCTGAATAGTCAGCAGATTGTACTTCACTTACTTGTGTCATATATACCTCCATTGGTTAATGTATTTAACTCGCTGTTAATCTCAGCAACCTTATCTTGATCACCTTTAGATTCAGCTTCTTCTTTTAAGCTACATAGCTCATTAACTCTCATCTTATTAGAGTCATCAACTATCAACTCATAGTATTTAACATAGTCCATAGATACCTCCTTTGTTTGAACTAACGTCCACATAACGTGGTAAGCGTACAGACAACAAGGGGAGTACTCACCTGTCAACAGCTTGGCAGGGGTTTACACCTGCGACTGCATTGTCCCTCGTGGACAATCAGTCCTGTTGATAGGTAGAGGGGATTCCTTGTTAGTCTAGCGTAATCACGTGTGTGTGGAGGGACCCATAGTGTAACGAGTAATCTACATATTACATATGTGATTACGAGTGGTTTGCACCTTTGTAATATGCAAAGTGCAAAACACGTATGGGAGGCGTCCTCGCAGACAAAAGCCTATAGCTTTTGGCGAGAAGACTCTGTTTTGCCGAAGGCAACTACATCTGGTATTGTGAGTTTGACGAACAACTAAAGTGCTGTAATTTTGCTTGACACAACATAAATTTAAAACTACGTACCTATAAGGGTAGAATAAATAGTTATGAAAGATGACTTAACAGACAAGCAAAGACAGCTCGTTGATACTATCGTAGCAACTGGTTGTAGTATAAAGGAAGCTGCAGAAAAGGCAGGATATTCAACAAAAGGCAGTAAAGAAGCAGGTAGAGTAAGTGCTTCTCGCACACTACGTTTACCAAAGGTACAACAGTATATGCAACAGAGAGTGGCACAAACTCTTGGACTTGGTGCAGTAAGTGCGAGTAAACGACTGATAGAACTTTCAACAGGGGCGAGATCGGAGTATGTACAACTGGAAGCGTCCAGAGATATACTAGATCGAGTGGGACTGAAAGCACCAGATCGTATAGCTCACAATTTACAGGGGGATATTAAGATTAATATAGACCTATCGTGAGGCGTTGGTACGCACCCACACATTTAGAATCGACAGATTCGGAGGGTGGGGGCGAAACTCACCAGCTTTAGCTGACGAGGCGTATGTCACAGACAACAGGGTTCAAATTAGTACATCATGGCAAAACAGAAGTTTAAAGATATAGTTATCCATGAAAGGATTCCTAAGAGTACGAATATTGGAAGAAGACCTAAAAAGTCTTCAATGAACAAACACAGAAAGCGTTCGTGGAAGAAATACAATGGACAAGGTAAATAAATACATCAAACAGCTGCAGGTATGGTCTTTGTATTATAGAGAAGGCATTGTGGGATTCTGGCTAGGCTTTTTATTTTTTTTGTTGCTAAGTGCGTTTATAAATTTTTTTTAATTCTATAAGCTCAATCCTCCAAAAATCAAAAGGAGGAAATATGAATTACAAGGTAAATATATGGAAAGATGATTCTCTCAAAAGAGAGATTGTATATACTGCAGATAATGATATACAAGCAATACAGATGGCTAGTGCAGCAACACCAGATGGTTGTAGATCTACATATGAAGAAATAACAGAGGAGCAAAAATCATGCCTTATGGAAAAGGAACCTATGGTTCAAAACGAGGAAGACCAAGTAAAAGCAGTGGCTTAAAAGGTAAACAAAAAAACCTACCACCTGCTTTGAAAAAAAAGATAATGGCTGCCAAGAAAAAAAAGTAATGGCAACTAAAGCTGAAAAAAAGCATATGGATAAGGTAGCACAATTAGGTTGCTTCGTTTGTGAACGACCTGCTACCTTACACCATATTAGACCAAAAGGAACTGGCATAGGAAGAAGAACTTCTCACTTTGAGGTGATCCCCCTTTGCCCAGATCACCATCAAGGAAAGTTTTCAATTCATATGTCTAAGAAAGCTTTTGAAGAAAAATATGGTACAGAAAAAGAAATCCTTGAAATAGTATTACAAAGAGTTAAGGAAGAAGAATGTCGTTCATCAATACTTTAAGTCTAAAAGATAGAAGAAGATTAAGAACCATTGTCAAAAATACTCATCTAAAATATTATCCTACACATATGATAACAGACAAAGAAGCTGATAAATTAGTAGAAGCTTTTGGTGAAGAAACTATCTATAATCTGTTAAAACAGAATGTAGGAACTAATGTCGATTAATTTTAAATATAAGCCAGATGGTAAAACTA